TAGCCTTCTCTTTAGCACTCATTTCACTGGTAGTCTTTGGTGTTTTGCTACTAATTCTTTTTGATGGTCTACAAGCAGGGTAGCCACGTTGATCACCCTTCTGTCTTCCACAGGGCTTACCTGTTTTGACATCAACCCACTTCTCTTTAAACCATCTGTCAAGACTCATTTGCCTACTTGTTTTTGTGCTGCTGTATGTGCAGCTTTAAATGTTTTACCCTCACGCATAAGCTTCTTCATAAGGTTCATGTGCTTGGGTGTGTGATGAACTGAATGTGCTTTTAGCTTTTTTATCTGTGCAATATTAAGCTTTGACATTTTTCTTTTTCTTACGAAGAATCATAAGATCTTCTCTTGTGATTTTGCCATCACCAGTTTTGTCTAGTTGTTTTTGTTTTTTAGATAAAGGCATGATTAAGTTTTGCGATAGCCACCGCCACGTTTTTTGTAAGTTCTTACCAACCAGGCATTAGCATAAGCAGAAGGATAGACTCTAAACTTCTTCTTTGCTTCTGCCTTTACTCTTGAATAAAGAGTTGGATTGGTTGGTTTGTTAGCCATAATTAACGACCAGTAAATACATCACTACCACCTAAACGTCTTTGAACGTCTTCGGTGTATGTAACATCTTTACCGTAGCGTGGATCAGACATAGCAGTAACTACTTCTGCTGTTGATCTGTATGGAGCAGGTCCGCTTTGTGATGAACGACCTGTCACTAAATTTGGTTCGATACCCATAGCATTGTTGTATTGAGAATAAAGACCTTGTACTGCCATCTTAATAGCTGGAGCAGAACCTGTCTCTGTTAGCTGGTTGAAAGCATCAACTTCAGCAGAAGGTAAATTATTTAAAGCCCAATTTACCATTTGGCTGTAGTTATCATCACCACCTACTGAATCCTTGATACCTTGTATCTGCTGACCCGCAATCTCCATTACATTGCCAGTAGATTTTAATCCTTCTAAATAGGTATCAACTAAAGTTCTTGAAAAACCACCCTCTTGCAACTTGGCATAGTCATCATCATTCAATGAACCTTCTTCCATAAATCTGTTACTAATATCTTCTGGGTCAATGCCTACTTCTTGTAAGACAGAATAAACACCATCACCATAAAGTTCTTCGTAATTGATTTCAGAATCTGATTCTTCTTCAGTTTCAGTATTCTCTTCTGTTGATTCTTCTTGGTTAAAATCTCCAAGTTTTCCTTCTAGTTCTTTATAACTAGCAGCTAAATCTTCAACAGATTTAAACTTACCTAAGATAAGACCATTATCATCAGTCTCATTTTTAGCAAGAGTTTGTAGGTCCTCCTGAGACATAGGAGGTGTTTCAGAAACATTTACTTGAGATGAAGTCATAAAAAATTTGTTAGTTAAATGTCATTGTATTACCATTTTTGGTCTTGACCACCTTTGGCTCTATAGGAGTAGGTACGTCATTAACACCTAGTTTACTCACAATAGCCTTTGCTGGTTCAGTATCAGGTGTTTCAGTTTTAGAATTAGGTTTCTTGGTTGGCATCAGATTGCTCCTGTAATTGTTGTGCTTGTGCATTGTTTTTAGGATCAAGTAATTTAGATCCCAATGCAGCAGGTCCAAGAGATTGTATAAGCTGTTGCTGTTGCATAGCTTGCATCTCGGCTGCAATTTCTTCTTGACTCTTGACTAGGTTAGTAGTCTCGATCCCAATAGATGTTGCTAATCGTTTGACTGCTTCATCTACATTTACATATTGTCTCATCACATCTGGACCTAAAGCTTGGGCTACCGTTCCAATAAATTCAATAAGTTTATTTCTATCATTACCTCTACCAAGACCTTGGATACCAGTTACTATTTTAGGTTTTACAATCTTGTCTGGAAGCTTTGGTACTTTACCAGAACGTACAAGCATGTGCATCCTACGCTTGAGATAAGGTAGTTGAAACTCTTGACTGAGAATAGAGTACACACCACCCAAGCTATTCTCAAGTTCTTGAGCCATGATATTTACTTCTGCTGCTGTTACCCTTTCAGCTTGTCTTTGGATTGAACTAGCCAAAAGAAAAGCATCAGCAAGTCTTGCTTCAATACGTTGTATAGCTTGCAGGGCAATACTAAAATCACCTGCTTTACCTACTTGCATTACAGATACATCAGCAGCACTACCTTCTCGTATAGCACCGTTTGGAGCCTTTGCCAAAGTTGCTGCTCTTGTCTGGCCGTTTGGATTTACAAGAAACAAAACCTTTGCACTAGCAGCAGCACCTTCTATTATTGCTTGCGTTAAAGATTCAAGAGATATAAGGTCGCCACGATACTCTTCAACATACCCACGGCCATAATCCTCTCCGTCTATTCTGATGAAACGTAACAGAATCCAAGGAGATACATCTATTTTTGATCTACCATCTGTGCCTGGGATCTTTTCGCCTTTACATTCTTGATACCATATATGGTCGTCATTAATTCTTTTAACGTAGGTATAGATGTCGAGGTCATCTTCCATTGTTTTTTCATCATAGTTTTCTTTCTTCTTTATTTGGTTTAAAAAGTCTAATGGTAATGCTTGTGGGTTAACTGATTCTTTTGTAATAATTTCTAAAACATTTCCAACCTCATCTCTTTTTGAAACAAACTTTTCTAAAGGATAAACTTTTAATCCTTTATCTGTTAGATACAAAAGAACATTGCCACTTACTATTAAATGCTTCAAGGCTTCAAACATAGCCACACGATCATTTGAAACTTCTATCTCATCCATCAAAGCATTTTCTATAGTGCGTAATCCTTTATCTATTTCACTTTCTAACCCTTCTTGTCCACCTTCTTTAATTAATGCAAGGCTATCAATACTTAGTTTGAAAAATGGAGTACTAGGTGGAAGAAGAGCTACTAATAATTTTGCTGACAAAGAATTTGTCGCCCTTGCTCCAAGTGCTTGGAAGGGAGTTTTTATCCTAGCTTTTGTACCAGTTGCGGATTCTGGTATAAGGCTAGGAATAGTAAGCTTAGAAGAATCTTTGGCTTCTCTTAAAAAAGTAGACCTATCACTCTGCAACTTTTCATAACGACTAGCAGCAGTCTGTCCACCTGTTGAGTATTCCATTAACGTAAATTGATGTTAGTGCCAGTACCTGCATTAAGATTTGGAATTTGTAAAGAACTAGTACCACCTGTAGATCTTCGTGCTTGTTGCCCAGTTCCTGTTCTTCTTTTTTTAGTAGGTGCTGCGACTGTCTTGGCTGTTTTTTCTGGCATCGGAGCAGTTGGTCTTGGTGCTGGCAAAGCTTTTGGCCTTGGTGGGCCTCCAAAGATACACATGATTAGTTCTCCAAAACGGTGTTAGTGAGCATAGTTTCTTTTTGTCGTTTTTGCTGTTCAATTAAAAAGTCAACAACAAAACGCTGCCCTGCTTTATACCATACCTCTCTGTCAGATAAAGACAAATCAGGATGACGATGCGGAAAGATTTGATCTAAGGCAAAAATCATTTCATCTGTAATAACTGGTAGTTTTTCAGATGCCATTGATTTACAAGATTTATATTTAGTATATGTCAATTTATGGAATAAAGTATAGCAGCTTAAAATTTGTGTGATAAGGTTGATATGCTTATCCAGGCAACTAAAGAAATACCAACAGCCCATGCTACTGCGTTGTTGGTGTTTTTTATGGAGTCCAGAGAGACACTTCACCTGTATCAAAGTCAAAGTCTCCATCTCTTAGTATTCTTGCAAGCTGTGCATTAAGAACAGCATCAGCAAAATTATATTTCTTCTTTTCGTAAGCTTCTACTACTTTCTCCCACATCTGTTCTAGTGTCTTAGCGTCACCTAATATTTTTTCTGCTGTTACTGGACCTACTTTATCTATACCAAAGTAATTATCTGTACTGTCTCCTGTAAGGGCTTGTATCATCCAATGTCTATCAGCCTTGCGTTTGGTTATAAGTTCCATGTCATCACCTGCGAGAAGGGTACAGGGTACAGATCTCATGTCCTTATCTACTGAAACTATTATTGAATTGTCATATTTTTTTGATGTTGCAAGAATAGCCATCACATCATCTCCCTCTAAACCTGCGTAGCTTTCTGATGTATATCTTTCTCTTACCCCTTCAATAATTTTACGAAGACCTAAAGGTTTTCTTTTATGTTTTCTATTGGCTTTGTATTCTGGATATATTGTGTGTCTAAATGTTGGATACTCTGTAAAGCACATGACAACATTCTTATCACCTTCAGCAATGGTTTGATAGTGTGCAACTCTACCATCAACCATTTCATGTACATCTCTTTCATCAGCATGAAGTGTGTGTAGGTTAGTATCCCACTGTATGTCTTGCTCACATGCACAACATGAGGAATAGATAAGCCAATCAGCGTCAATAAGTAAAGTCATTAGTTTCCAAAGTAAGTGGACATAGGTACTACAAGTCTTCCTGTCTTTTCGTCATACAATAATTTATCTACTGGTCCTGTCATTCCTGTGTGTCTATTCTTCAATACTCTTAACTGTAGCTCTGCCCTTTCAGCTACATCTCCCTGTTGGTTTCTTTCACAGGCCACTACCAAGTCACTTAGTTGAGCTATTGAATGGCTTGACCTCAGATGATTAAGACTAACCTTGTTTCCTTCTTCATGTCCTTTACCTTCTGGTCTACGCAAGTGAGAAACAATAATCAAACCTATGCCAGTAGATTCAACCACCTGTCTAAGCTTTGTACAGACCACATCCAAAGCTCTTCTCTCATCAAGATCACTAATACCAGAAACAACTATTGTTAAATGATCCAAGATAACAACATCTACACCTTCTGCTGTTGCAAGATATTGTATTTGTTCAACTAATCTATCAGGATCAATAGAACCAAAGTGATCATATAAGAATAGTTTTCCTGTACCAAACAGCCTGTCAAAGGATTGC